CGACCGGACAACCCGCAAGGCCCCGGTTCCCGCGCACCCGACTACCTCGACCAACGCTGAAGCCCCACGCAACGCGGATCGGCCCCGACAGGGCAACCCGTGAACGCGACTGCATGGGCAACCCGATGCTGGCGGTCACTCACACAACCCCTCCAACATCATAGGTGTTCCCATGCCCGCAACGGCATTCCAGATTCAATATCGTCAGGAGTTTATCTCCGCCTTCGAACAGCGCCAGTCGCTGCTTTCCGCCTCCGTCACGCGCGAAGCCGTGATGAAGGGCAACCAGGCGACCTTCCTTGTCGCCGGCTCCGGTTCGGCTACCGCCGTGACCCGTGGCGTCAACGGTCTGATCCCGGCTCGTTCCGACGATCTGAACCAGTACACCGCGACCTTGGTCGAGTGGCACGATCTGGTCCAGCGCACGGGCTTCAACCTGTTCGCCTCGCAGGGCGACGGTCGTCGCATCATGCAGGAAACCACGATGGGCGTCATCAATCGCAAGATGGATCAGGACATCCTGACTGAGCTTGCGAATGGTACGCAGGACGCGGGCGCTGCCGCCACGCTGTCTCTCTCCAAGGTCATGCACGCGGTTGCCATCCTCGGCAACGCCGATGTGCCGATCTCGGAAGAGGACAAGATGTTTGGCGTCATCAGCCCCGCCGGCTACGCCTACCTGATGCAGACCAAGGAGTTCGCTTCGGCCGACTACGTCGAAGTGAAGCCCTTCTCCGGTCCGATCCGCCAGTTCCGTCGCTGGGCCGGCATCAACTGGATCATGCATCCCAACCTGTCGGGCGCTGGTGGCGCGACGGAGCTTTGCTACATCTACCATCGCGATGCCATCGGTCAGGCGGTCAACACTGGCGAGATGGACATGAAGGTCGGTGTGGACGAGGAGCAGAACTACTCCTACGCGCGTTGCAGCGTGTTCATGGGGTCGAAGCTCCTCCAGAACACGGGTGTCGTGAAGATCACGCACGACGGTTCCGGCTACGCTGCCACCTAATCTCTAGCAACCTGAAAGGAGAGCCACATGGCTTACGCTACCTCTAACCCCCCGATCCTGATCTCTCAGGGCATCGGCGGTGTCGGCAAGATGTTCTTCTATGCGTCCACGGACGCGCAGGCGGACGTTGATGCGGCCGGCTACTTCACCGACGGCTATGATCGCGGCATGCGTGCCCAGGATCACATCATTGCCGTGGATACGGACGCTTCGCCGATTGCGTCGTCCCTCCACATGGTGAACGCCGCCACCTCGACCTCGGTCGATCTCAACAACGGTGTCGCGGTTACTGCGACAGACAGTGACTAACACGACGGGGCGGGGGAGCAATCTCCCGCCCTTCCTCTCTCCAACCTGGGTGATCCATGGCTGAAGCTGCCATTGCTGAAGTATCTGCCGTCCTTACGCCGGTTGCGGCTCCTCCGAAGCCGATGCCGAAGATGCTGCCCGAGGCTCGTTTCTCGCTGGCGTCCTACGCGACGAACCGCTGGTCGGTGACCTTCGACCCGTCCACGCCGTATGAGCGCATGTTCGAACCTGACTTCTGGTCGCATGTTGGTCGCAAGCTGCGGATCGGGGACATCATAGAAGTCCATGCGGAAGACACGACGTGGTACGCGGAACTGTATGTGGTTGCGGCCCATCGGCTTTCGGCCAAGGTCGTCCTTCTGCGCCGGGTTGATCTGGCTCCTGCGGCGGAAGTCGCTGCGCCCGCATCGCCCTTGAGCGTCAAGTATCGCGGTCCGCACGCTCGCTACTGCGTCATGCGCGGCGAGAACGTGATTGCCGAGAAGTTCCAGACGGAAGCCGAGGCGATGGTCGAACTCGCCAAGCTTCGCAACGCCTTCTAAGGGCTGAGACATGGCGTCGAAACTCTCGATCTATTCCGGCGCTCTCAGGGCGCTGGGCGAACGACGCCTGTCCTCCCTCACCGAAGACCGCGCGTCCCGCCGTGAACTGGACGACGCCTACGATGATGTCGTGGCGAACTGTCTGGAGAGCGGCTACTGGAACTTCGCTATGCGGACGGTGGAACTGGAAGCCGCCACGGATCTGGCCCCCGAGTTCGGCTTTACCTACACCTACGAGAAGCCGAACGATTGGGTGCGGACGTTCAACATCAGCGCCGACGAGCGGTTCGGCACGCCCCTCGATGAGTACAACGACGAGGGGTCGTACCTCTACTGCGACGTAGAGCCTCTGTATCTACGCTACGTGTCAAATGATGCTGATTTCGGTGCCAATTTAAGCATCTGGCCGCGCTCCTTCGTGACGCTGGTCGAGACGGCGCTGGCCCATGCCATCGTTCTGAACGTCACTGGATCGGGCGAGAAGTGGGACATGCTCGACAAGCGGCTTCGGCGCGAGCGGATGAATGCCCGCGCCAAGGATGCGATGAACGAGCCGGCCGGGCGTATGCCGGAAGGAACGTGGGTTCGCTCGCGTGACGGTGGGCTTCGCACCCGCTCTCGCTGGAACGGACGCTTTAGCTAATGCCGAAGCAGAACGTCGCCCAGCACGCCTTCAATCGCGGCACCGTCTCTGTCCTGGCGCTCGCGCGCACGGACGTTGACCGCCTTCGGTTGTCGGCTGAGACGCAGACGAACTGGATGCCGCGCACGCTCGGCCCCATGATGCTGCGGCCGGGTCTGGGCTACAAGGCAAGCACGTACAACGACGCCAAGGCGCGAGGCATCCCGTTCATCTTTTCGGCGCCGGACTATGCGGCGCTGGAGTTCTCTGCGGGAGCCTTCCGCGTCCTTGTCGATGATGCGCCTGTCACGCGCCCGTCTATCTCCACGACGATGGACAACTTCACGGTGCCTGCATCGTGGACGCTGGCGGGTACTGGCACCTCGTCCATTGCGACTGACAAGCTGACCCTGAACCTTCTCACGGTGGGCGGAACGGCAACGGCCACGCAGCTTGTGACGCTTGCTTCAAGTGGTGTTCAGCACGCCATCCGCATCGTGGTGGAACGTGGGCCTGTCCGGTTCCGTGTCGGCACCTCGTCGGGAGCGGACGACTACATCGCGACGACCTCGCTGGATACCGGGACGCATAGCCTCGCCTTCACGCCGACCGCCAATTTCTACGTCCAGTTTGAAGGGCTGTCTCGCGTCAACAAGATCGTGTCGTCTTGCACGCTTGAGTCGGCGGGCGTCATGGTTCTGGCAACGCCTTACGATGAGTCGGACCTGACGCTTCTGCGCACCGATCAGTCTGCCGATGTCGTTTACATTGCCTGTACCGGGCATCAGCAGCGCAAGATTGAACGGCGTGGCACGCGGTCGTGGTCGTTCGTGGAATACAAGACGGAAGACGGCCCGTTCAACTTCAACGCGGACACGTCTGTCAGCCTGACGCCAAGTGCGGTATCCGGCAACACGACACTGACTGCATCGCGTCCGACGTTTAAGACCACGCATGTCGGGGCCTTGTTCCAACTGACGCACACGGGCCAGGTTGGTTCTGCCACGCTGACGGCGAATGACACCTACACCACGACCATCCGCGTCAATGGCGTCGATGCTGGCCGTGTCTTTTCCTACAGCATCACCGGGACGTGGACGGGGACGCTGACGCTTCAGAGGTCGTTCGACAGCGAGACGACCGGCTTTACGGACGTGACGACCCACACGGGCAACATCACGACGAGTTACGACGACACGCTGGACAACTCCATCGTCTGGTATCGCATCGGGTTCAAGCCGGCGGCATATGGGTCTGGGTCCGCTGTTGTCTCGTTGAGCTTTCCCGGCGGTTCCGGCACGGGTGTTTGCCGTGTCCTGTCGTTCAGTTCTTCCACGTCGGTCAGTGTCGAGGTGCTGGACAACTTCTCCAACTCAACAGCCACCTTTGAATGGCGCGAAAGTGCGTGGTCTGACAGGCGCGGCTGGCCGTCTTCCGTCAAGCTCCATGAGGGGCGGCTGTGGTGGGCGGGTAACGACAGGATCTGGGGGTCTGGGTCCGACGACTACACCTCCTACAACGACAGCGAGGAGGGCGATGCAGCGCCGATTGACAGGTCCATCGGGCAGGGTCCGATTGCCACCATCAACTGGCTTGCATCCACGGAGCGGCTGATCGCGGGCGCGGATGCCTCGATCATCCAGGCCAAGTCGTCGTCGTTCGATGAGCCGCTGACGCCGACGAACTTCAATATCAAACAGTTCTCAACACAGGGGTCTGCCGCGCTCGAGGCGGTCAAGGTCGATACGCGCGTGATGTACGTGCAGGCGAGCAATCGCCGCATCTATCAGGTCGTCTTCGACATCAACATCCAGTCCTACAAGACCGCCGACATGACGCGGCTGAACGAGGAGATCGGCCTGCCGGGCTTCGTGGACATCGCAGTCCAGCGCCAGCCTGACACGGCCATTCACTTCGTGCGGGCGGATGGCAAGGTGGCGGTGCTGCTCTACGACGCGGACGATGGCGTCGAGGCGTGGTGGCTGGTCGAGACGGACGGCGTGATCGAGGCGGCTTACGTCCTGCCCGGCACGCTGGAGGACAATGTCTACTACGTGGTCAAGCGCACCGTGAACGGGCAGACCAAGCGGTATCATGAGAAGTGGGCGCGCATCGACGAGTGCGAGGGCGGCACGCTGAACAAGCAAGCTGACAGCTTTATCGTCTATTCTGGTGTAGCGACGGCAACCATTACGGGCCTCGACCATCTTGAGGGCGAGAGCGTCGTGGTGTGGGCGGACGGGGTGGACCTGTCGCCGGGGCGGGCCACTCAGACGACGTACACGGTGACGGGCGGGTCTATAACACTCGGTACTACAGTGACGAATGCGGTTGTGGGCCTGCCCTACACGGCGACGTTCAAGTCCGCGAAGCTCGCCTATGCGGCGGCGGGTGGCACGGCGTTGTCTCAGTCCAAGCGGCTCGACCATCTTGGCCTCATCCTCGCCAAGACGCACCAGGACGGCCTGTACTATGGCGCAGAGGCCGACACGATCTGGCCGCTGCCGAATGTCGAGGGTGCCGAGGACGTGTCTGACACGCGCGTCTGGGACCACTACGACGAGGGCATGGTCGAGATGCCGGGCATCTGGACGACCGACGCCCGGCTGCATCTGTTCGGCTACGCGCCTAGGCCCGTGACGGTCATGGCCGCAATCATCGCAATCACCACGAACGGCTAAGGGGCCATCATGTCAAAGTCAAACGCGCTTGAAAACGCGCTGCTTCTGCTTGTCTTCAACGCCACGACGTTTGATGGCATCGCGGAGAACGATACGACCAGCCCGAACACGGCGCTGTTCGTGAGCCTCCACACGGGTGACCCCGGCGAGGCCGGGACGCAGGCGACGAGCGAGGCGGCTTATGGCTCATATGCCCGTGTGTCTGTCGCGCGGTCTGGTGTCGGCTGGACGGTGACAGGCAATACCGTGGTCAACGCCGCGCTGGTGCAGTTCCCGCAGTGCACGTCAGGCTCCGAGACGATCACCCACGTCGGTGTCGGCTTGGCTACGTCAGGCTCGACCACGCTGCTTTACAAGGGCGCGCTGTCTGCCTCTCTGGCCGTGTCGTCTGGCATTCAGCCGCAGTTCGCCGCTTCGGCCTTGTCAATAGCTGAAGATTGACGGGGAACTGCGGCTGAATGGCTGGCTTCAAGAACATCCGCGCATATGTCGATGCGGGCCTTAGCGGAGCCGAGCACT